TCTCAAAGATAATGTTGCCGCACGCCTTTATTTAACTAATAATTAAAGTAAATCAAAGATTAAAGCAAAAGAGAGTATATAAAAGCTAAGAAACATAAAAAGAGCAGAAAAGAAGGAAGCATGCTGTGGATACTGACGGCTGCAGGTTGGATGCTTAGCCAGATACAATCTGGACATTAGCTGCATTCCCCTTCACTCTTGAGACGTTGATGAAGGGGCTCTTCTTCCCGATGAAAGATTGATGCAGCATGTGTTCAGATGGAATGACTTCCTTGGACTCATAGTCAGGATAGTAGCTGGTGTCGATCTTGAACAGCTGAGTGATGGCATGAGCGCAAGCATTCTTGCCAGAAGTCTTAAGATTTAGGATGTACCTTGCATGTCCTGCACCTTCCAGTGCTCTTCCAGGGTAGGCGACTGGGAATGCCCCGAAGCAGGCAGCCATGTCAGAAAGTCTCCCGGAGGTGAGAACCATGGGGTGCAAATACATTTTGTTGCCTTGGAAGGAATTGTCAGCAAAAAGGCCAACAAGACCCTTTCCCCACTTAAAGGGTGTGTTGTTTAGGATGCTGCACATCTTTTCCTTCCCTCTAGCTTGGGTTCCCAGCTCAAAGAGGAACTGAGACAGTGCAGGAAAGGTGTTCGGAGTGACACCTGCTCGGTAAGCCCAGAAGTAGGAGCTGAATGGAAGGTCAATGTTGCCTGCCTGGGACATCATAGCACCACTGGACTCAGTCATTGTTTCAGCCTCCTCAATGGATGCTCTGACTCCTTTCAGATGCTCTCCTGCAGCATCTTTGTCCAGACCGTGCTTGTCAGGGTCCTCAACCATCTTCTCCAGCTCTTCAAGCCTCTTCTTGGCCTTTCTCAGGATGTCTTCATCCACAGTCTGGGAGAGCTTGCACAGTCCGGTTGCGAAAAGGGACCTATTGGATGAGTTTTTTTTGTTTGTCTCACCCCATGGTGGAAGAGAGGCTGGATGGGTGGTCCCCATAACCCAAGATTGGACATAACGCACATGGTCTGGCTGAACCGTGCTTCGGTTGGCAGACGCTCCCAGGACCAGGTTGCGGCGCCTTATAATGTCCTTCAACATGGTTTGCACATCCAAGATGATGTCATTGGGGACAGAGTAGGTGTTCAGAACGTTGCCACTGGCGGTCTCAGTGAATTCGTTGATGGCATACTTCACGTCAAGCCTCCACTTCCTTGCAGCCTGCTGATACGTGTTGAGCTCAGACAGCAGTGGCACACGTTTTTTCACGTTGTCATAGATGGCAATCAACTCAGTGGTTTGTTGCTGGTTGTCTTCAAACCACTTAAGGCCTCTCTTGACCATGCCAGTGCAGCTTGTCCAGGCACATTCATAGATTGGAGCAGCGTTGCCCACTGCATCTATGACTGCTTGGGAGTAGAATGCATCTTTCTCTCTGTCAGTTTTGGGCTCCATTGACAAGTACTTCGTCAGATCTGGAAGTTCCTTGCATAGTGACAGAGAGTTGGTGCAACTTGTTGACAGATTGAAATTCTGTCTGAATTCTGAGAACCATTTATTGAGGCCTTCCTTGTCTTCAAAGTCCAGCTTGCTTGCCATCTTGCTCCTGAACTGTTATTAACAGTTAGTGCGGCACGTGTTTCTTTGAGA